CCAAGCCGTGCCAAGGGTGCCCAGCATGATCAACAAGGCCTCAGACCCGCCGTGCTGCGGCAGGCCGTTTTGCAGCATGTAGAACAGGGCGCCGAAGTACCCCGCTGTGATTAGCCCGGCCAAAATGCGTGGGGTCCAATCCTTCGCCGCGACCTCGCGGTTGCGGGCGCTGTCGCGGTCAGCGTTGGCGATTCGTTCTAAGTCGATGTCCAACTCGCGCATCTTGACCGCAAAGTCCTGCTCGGCGGTCTTCAGCGCCAGAAGCTGCTCCGGTGTGGCCTTGGCCGCGGCCTCAGTCAGTTCGGCCTCGGTGCCGTCTGGCTTGCCCAGCAGAGCCTCAGAAATGGCGCGTGTGGCCATGCCAGCCAAGGGACCGCCGACGGCGCTAGCGATGGACGGCGCGACCGTGCGAACGAGATTGAGAAGCTGGTCCATCCTATCGCTCCAACATAAAGGTCAGGTTTGGATGCCGCGGATATGTCACCGTGCGCTCGCCTTCAGGGCATTTGTATTTAATGGTGGCAAGCAGGGTTGCCCGACCGTTTGCCACGGGCTCTTTCTCCGAAAGCGTCAGCAGGTAGGTGAAGGTGTCTATCTCAGGCCCGGCAGGACCGGTGAACCGCGTCATGCTCGGCGTGGCCTGGTGGATCATGCCCGCGCCGTCGCGCACAGTCACCTCAAACCCTTCGACCGAACAGTCGTCGCGCTTCTTAACCCGCGCCACTGTTACCGTAACGGGCTGGCCAATCTTGGTGTCGACGATTTTGAAATGCTCCGGCGCCCACGCGATAATCTCGTTCTTGAACCAGCCAAACTTTTCCCCCGCAGAGTAGCCGCCAACAGCCAGCGCGAAGCTGGCCGTCGCAAACTGCACAACAGGCGTCAGCTTGGGCAGTTCCATTACTTGTCGGCCTTACGCTCAAGCCGTTCAAAGATGGCCCGGCACATCTCTTTGATTTCTTGGATGTCGGCCTTCATTTCAGACCGCGGCACGTACACGGTGTGCAGTTCGCGCTCAATGGCCTTCATGTCGGTTTGCAGCGCCCTGACGCTTTCCCATACCACTTTCATCATCCAACCAATCGCGGCGCCGGCAATACCCACGATGATGTTGTACAAGTCTTGCGTCATGGGCGGCCTCTAGCGATTAAAATAAGGGGCGAACATGTTGGCGATAGGGTCTTGCTGTTGCGGCGGCGCGGGCGCCATTGCGTTTGCTATCTGAGGCGCTACGCGCGCGGCGGGGGTCCGCAAACCTTGCGCTGTAGCCTCAAACGGGCGCCGTGCCGCCGCGCCAACCTGCTGCTGCCGCGCCGCAAAAGTTTGCGCGCGCTCCAACGCGGCGGCTGTCTTAGCCGGGTCCATGAGGTCTTCAGCGATTTTAAGCGCCATTTCCTGATTTAGGCCACCCTCTAGCTTGTTCAAAATGGTTCGGGCGGTGGTGAACACGCGGTCCATGAATGGCGGCACGGTCGCAGGGGAAACCGCGGTAAACAGCCGCTCCATGTCCGGCACCGACGCCTTCCCACGCGATATAAGCCTATTCGCCTGTTCCTGACGGTTAAGGTCGCGGAGGATGTCGTTTATGACTTTGGTGTCGGAACCAAAAAGTTCGGTAAGGTAGGCGTAGCGCCCGTCACCCGTAGCGCGGCGCATGGTTTCCGGGGCGTTTTCAACCGCGCGGGCAAAATTCGCAGCGCGTTCAGGGCCGCCTGTAAGCGCCGATCTTAAGTTTGATTCTAGTTCTTGCGCCACCTTAAGCCGGTCAATACCTTTACTGGCGTCTGCAAAGGCACGACGGGCCTCCGCAGACTCCGTTGAGGTTTTGTTAAGCCAACCAAGAAAATCCGACCGTAGCTTTTCTAACGCGCGTAAATCCGCGGCGCCTATCCCCGTCATGGGGTTTTCGGCGTCCTTAATTGCCTTATCAAGCCCGCGCTTTACGTATTCCAAATCCCGCACTGAGTATTGCTGCGGCGGCTCTGGCGCGCGCGGCATCGGCCGGCCTTCGGCAGTCAATAACCCCGACGGCGGCGTAGGTTCCGGCGGCCGCAAAGTGAACGGCTCCCGCAAATCTTGCGCGATTTGTTCCGCGCGGGACAATGCTTGCCGGCCAGACGGCGTGTTAAGCAGTTCGCGTATGGTGTCGTCGGCGGGCACTGTTGTGGCCCGCGCCCGCTCAAACATTGGGCCGGTTTGCCTAGCGCGCGCCTCGCTGGCCATTTCAACAGCGCCGGGGCGCCCGCGCAGCACGTCAGGCGGCGCTTCGCTCAACTGACGCATGTACGACATACGCGCCGCGTTTTGCGCCGCTTCGGTCTCAGCCACACTAGAAGGAAACCGTTTTTCGGTCGCTATGTCAGCGGTAGCCGCAAAACGTGACGCCCCAACTTGCGCGGCCCGCTGCGCCGGGGTCAATTCAACGCCAGGCACACCGGGCACGGTTGCGCCTAAGCCTTGGCCACGCATTTCGGCGATAAGTTGCGGTTCGCGGCCCTCTGAAACGGAACGGTAAAAGGCCGATTCGGGGTCGGTTGCTTGATACAAACGAGAAGCCCCGGCGCCCGCGCCGCGGCCCAACGCTTGAATGGGTGCTATAACAGGTGTCAGAGGGTTGGTGGCAGTTTCCGCGCCCTGCAACACCCGCGCTGTGCGGGTCATGCCCGCACCTCTCGCAGCAGCAGCCCCGCCGCCAAAGATCGTAGACACGTCGGCCAAGAACCCCACCGGGTCTTCGGCAATGGTGCGCTTCGCGGCTTCCCAAGACCCGTACCGTTCTGCGTACATATCGGTAGCCGCTTTAAACGCCGCGTCGGACTGACTTGCAAATTCCGGTTTGTACAGCGCGTCGCTTGCGCGGGCCAGCAAAGGGTTGGCCCTACGCATGGCGCCAAGGCCTAGTTGGGCCAGACTTTTTGCGGTTTCAACCGGGCTGGTGACAGCTTCAACAACGCTGCCGTAAAACCGGCCGGCGCTGCTCGGCAGGTTGCTGACCGCTTCACCGGGCACTTCGCCCGCCGCGTATTGGCGTGGACCGGGAATAGCGTCGCTAGGCGTGGAGGGCGCAGGACGGGCCGGCGCCGCGTACCGCGACCAAGGCCCTTCAGGCGCAGCTTCAGCCGCCGGTGGCGCAGCGTAGCGTTCCCAAGGTCCAGCCATTACTCGCGCTCCCAGCTTTGCGGGTTGCTCGGGTCGCCGCCTTTAAAGCGGTAACCGTCTTGAACAGTACCGGGCGCCGGCGCTGCTGGGGCACCGCCGCCTGCGGAACCGCGCTGGCCTGATAACCTTTCACGAATACGCGTTAGGTCTTGCGTCAACTCTACAAGCGCGGCGGCGCGGGATTTATTTGTAAGGCTGCGGTCGCCTATCTTAGCGGCTTGCGCTTGCAAAGAATCAAATTCGGCTTTGTTCAGGTCGCCCCGCATACGCGGCAACAGCGACGAAAGCCGTGCTTGCGCCGTTTCTAGCTTTGCTGCGGCTTCAGAGCCGCTTGTTTCTTTATTAAACAACGCTGCAAGACGGTCTATTAACGCGTTTATGCCGCCGCCGGTGGCGCGGCCTAAAGTGCTGACGCCGGTGTTAGGGTCGCGCCCTGTAATACCGTTAATGATGTCCATCGCGCTGTCGATGTTGCGTACGCTGTCTTCGCGTTCTTTTTCCGACTTGGCGGCCTCTGTTCCGCGCTGACGCGCCCGTGCTTGTTCTTCCTCGCGCCGGAGCCGCATATCGCGGGCTTCGGCAATGCTACGTGGCAGGCCGGGTGCCGCCGGGCGCACGTCAGACACAGGCATGGCCAAAAGGTTGCTGGCCAAGGTCGCGTCGTCAAGGAAGGCGTCAGCCTTCATGCCGCCGCCTGTGGACGGCTTGACAAACGCGTTGGACACCGGCGTCGCCGTCATGGCGTTGACCGTGCCCATATCCGCCAGCGGCGTTTGAAGCACCGGCGACGTAAGCGCCGCGCCAGGCTCTACGCGGTTGTCCGGTGCGCCCATGGCAAGCAGACGGCGCCGGGCAGCGCCGGGGCCGTAGTCTACCGTGTCGCCCGCCCATTGGAGAATTTGACCGACGGTCTTGCCCTTCAAAAACGGATTGGCGTCGATTGCGTCTTTAGACAACACGCTTTCTACAGGCGCGTTAGGATTGGCGGACAGCAGCGACCGCGCGCCGCCGGCGCCAGCGAAATGCGCCAGATAGAGGTTGGCGCCGTTAGGCTCGAACCCTGCGCGGGATAGCGTGGCCGCATTGCGGTTGGTGTGCGCCTCACCCAAAAATTCTTCGATGGGGCGACCGTCTGGCAACGTGGAATTGCGGTAGGACAGGATTTGAGAATTGCTCAACCCGCGCGCAATGTCAGGGAAATTGCGCTTAAACTCGTCGATAAACGTGGGGTCGATGAACTGGAACTGCCCGCGCGCCGACGATGCCGGGTTAGCCCCACGGCCTTCGCCGCGGTCGATGGCCGGCAGAATGGCAGAAATGTCCGTGGACCGCGAAGTGGGGACGGGCGCTGCGCCTGTTGCGGGCGCGGACAGCGGGATCGTGTCGCCAGCGGCTGCGCCTAGCGCCGCCGGGGCCGACATAGGTGTAGCCATTGGCGCTGCGGCAGGGGGCGCAGGCGGCGCCGCGCCTCGGGGTGGGGCTTCGGTGTAGGGGGTAATCAAACCGAGGCGGCGGTTCACGCGGAACGGCATACCCTCGATTTCGACTTTTTCCCATTCCTCAAGCGATTGATCGGCGGTTAGCATAAGTTCTTCTAAGCGCGCCCGGTCGTATTCGCGCGGTAGCAGGTTCGCCCACCCAGGCGCGTCCCGAGTAGCGCGGGCGTAAAAATCTGGGTATGTCTCGGCGGTTAAACCAGGTATTTCATTCCGGTACATTTGAGTGTATTTAAGCGCGCGTTCAACATCTGCTGTTTGAGCCTGACGGCGCTGGTTTAGACCCGCAGTCAACGCTTGATACATCGCCGCGCCCGTCGTTGGCGCGACTGCCAGTAAACGGTTAGGCGCGTCAGGAGATGAAATATCAAAGTCTGGCGAAGACACTGCCCGGCGAATATTGGCGCGCTCGCGCTCTGCGCCCATCAGTTGCTGTTCGCGCATCGCGTTTAGCGATTGCTCCTGCATGGCGCTGGACATCGCTATAAGATTAGGTGCCTGAAAAGGCCGGAGTTCAGGTAAAGGAGGGAAAGAACCAGACATGTGCTATCTCCTTACACTTGGCGGCCATAATACGCAGTTCTAGCCCTATTTAGTTCATTTACCCCGCCGAGATACTGCCCCTGCATGTACAGATTGGCGCCGGTGCTAAGACCTTGGTTCAGCGCGCTGGCCATGTTCATGTAGCCGGACGCGTTGGCTTGGCCGCCAGCCATTGCAGCGTTAGCCATGCCTTGCCCGGTTTGCCCCGCCGCGTTGGATAACACATTGGCGCTGGACTGGCCGCCACCGTATAGGCTTTGCAACGGGTTGAGTTGGTTTGCGCGGTTGGTTTGGTAACGGTTGAAAGCGTTCAAATATTCGTTTGACGCCGTATCTTGGCCAAACCGTTGAATACCTTTCAGCGTGGCGCCCGACAGCAGGCCGCCGCGGGCGGCTGCTGACCGTTCAATGGCCTTCATACCCTCGCTCATACGAAACCCGTAACCGGGGTCGGCTTGATAATCGGCCATACTAAAATCGCGGGCGTATTTGCCGTAATCAGGCGACGAAGTATCTATTTTTAGCCCCGGCACATTTTCGGCGCCCTCGGGCAGTTGTAGCCCCAACAGCGTCATGTACCTGTTTTGCGCCGCCATTCCGGCTTGACGAAACGGCTCCTGTAATTCCTCTTGCCGGGTATACGCCTGTTCTTGCGCGGCGGCGGCGTCGCGCGCGGCTCTTTTCTGCGCTCCTGCCGCTTTGTCCGCCGCGTACATGCTGCCGGCTGTGCCGATTAAGGCGGCGCCGCCTATAATAGCTGCTGATGCGACCATGGCGTCAGTCTCCAATCCACTTGGTGTAATACACTTCAACTGGCTGCATTTTCAAATACTCAAACAGCCTAGAAGCGTCTTTGTGCAATTTGGACCCAAAAAACATGCGCTGGACGCCTCGGCGCTTGGCCTCAGCTTCTACCGCCCGAAAAAGCTTTACGCCTTCCATGCGCCCGCGGATGTCAGGGTGGGTCCAGAAGATGTCCATCTGAAGGGTCAGGCAGGTGCTGTAATGCAGGCCGGGAAGAACAAAACCGACAAAATACCCGACCAGCCGCGCGTCTTGCCGCAGCGTCACGACAAGGAGTTCGCCGGCGGTCTCGCTGGCCGCGTACACGTCGTACCGCATGGACAGCGGCACCTTGTCCTTGTTCAGCGCCAGTTCTTGCCAGTGCGCGGGAAAGAGTTCTACCGCGTCAACAAGGAATTTGCCCCAAGGCTCAACCTGCGCCGTTATTACGTCTGAGGTCACTGCGTCACCTGGCGCCCGCTGGCGCGAATGTTGATCGCCGACGCTGTGCCGGCAATCGTGGAGATGAACCCGCTCGGGGCCAGTATCTGCCCCACGATCTCAGGAAAGGTGTATGTCTCACCGGCCTGCAACGTTTTGGTCTTGACGATCAGGTTGTCGTTGCCGGCGGACCCAGCGGCCGTGACCAGATTAATACTAAGCGTTGCGGCTGCGGCGCTGTAATTGGTCGCTGTAAACTTGTCGATGATGGTCGTCACGCCGGTCGAAGTGTACTGCGTCGTCTGCGCGTTCTCGGCGGTCTTGGCCGGGATCAGGACGGTTACGGTAACGGCCATGTTACACTCCTAAGATGGACGGCACAGAGGCCAAAGATACTGTTACAATAACCGACGGGGTTGCCGGGCGAACCGGGGCTGTTTTAGCAGCTATATACTCGATTGTAGTAGCGGAATTTGATGTAGCCCACATCAGTTCCACATAATCGTTTGGCGCCGCTTCGACAAACAGATTTAGCGCTGCAATTAAGTGCCCGTCTACCGCGCCGTGGCGGTTTGGGATAGAGAACTGGCTGTTGGTGTCGGCCACGTCAACGCCGTTCTTCCGCAACCACACGTCCGTGTCGTGGATGCTAACGTCGGTGTTGACGAATTGGATGCTGAACTGGACGTTGTAAGTGCCCGCCTCATGCACAACAATCTTAGACTTGCACGTCCCGGTAATGGTCGTGGACCCTACCGTCTGCGCGGCGCTGACGACGTAATTGCCCGTGCTGCCGTCGGTGCCCGTGGACTGCGACACGATGTAGGTGCCAGCCGTGACGCCCGTGCCGGTGATGACCATGCCGGGGTAGATCGGCCCGGCGCTGACGGCCGTGACGGTCATGGTGGTGCTGGCAGGGCCAATGGACGCGGTGAACGTCGCCGTGCGGTCCTGCAACTCGACGTTCCGCTCTATCTGGATCGTGTCGTAGACCAGCGGATACGCCGTCGTGGTGGAGCCGTCGGGCTGGTTTACGGTGCTGTAAAACGCCCCAAAAACAGGGTTGGGCGCCTGCGGCGTGAGTGGGGGCGCAAGAGAAAGTCCTTGCACTTGGCTCTGCAACACGGCGATCTGCGACTCTTGTGCCAAGCCGTCGGGCGCCGTCAACAGCCCCGCGACAGCGCGAGATGCGGCAAACTGTTCGTCCGTGGCGCTAGGCGGTCCAACCTGAAGGTCTTGCAGCGAGGTCCAATTGTCGCCGGCGCCGGTCAGGTTAAACAGGTTAAAGAAAAACCGATACCACTCCCGCGACAACAGCCCGGTGCGCTCGTCAATAATTGGGACGCGCGGCGCCGGGATATTGGTGACGTTAGGGGGGCTAGGCATTGGTCGGGCTGGCGCGCAGTTCGGCGCCCATGATGGCAATTTTTACTGGATCGGTACCAGAGATTTCATACACGCGGTCGCGGATTTTAAGCGTCATGCCCAGCCGGCGCCAGAAGGCGCGCTTGCCAAAGTTGCCTATGGCGCCGATTGAAGTCCAGCGCTCGTTGGACCAAGTGTGGCCGCCGTCGTCGGACCAGCGCATCATGACTTGAGGATTATAGCCGGGGGCCGCCGGGTAACTGGTTGTAGTCAGGTACATCGGCGGCACAAACGGAAAGGGATAATCGGGCACGTCGGCTATAAATTCAAACCCGTCTCCGGCTTCAGTCGTCAACTCTTCGCCGCTTTCGGTGGTAATATCATTTTGCACATATTCAGCTATCAAAAGATCGCCGTTCTCCGCAATCAAATCTTCCGCGTTATACGCTGGATATTGCGCGAGCCCCACGCCCGTTTCGCAGTCCAGTTGCAAGCTGTGGTGCGTTGTGCGGAGAAGCGTGTTCTGGCCTGACGGTATCGCTCGCCACGACCGCAGCCACCGTTGGATGGCGCCGTTGTCGGCGTACACGTCTAAGTCAAAAGCGTAAATGTTGCCGTTTTCAAAATCGCCGACAACAATTTCGTCGCTAAACGCCATCTGGCAGTTGCTGCGGTGGCGCGTAAACTCGCCGTTGGCCCAGCCCGCACGCTCGTGCCAGGCTTGCGTGGCGAGGTCGTAAACCCACGTCGTATTGGCCTGCGGGAAGATCAGCACATAGAACGAATGGCCGTCCTGCTGGTAGGTGTAGCCGATGGCGTCGGACAAATTGCCGTACTGTTGGATGTGCCATTCAACCGCGTGGGTCGAAATGCGCTGCCCGACGTAACCATTTGCCCGGTACACCATCCCGCGCCCGCGGGCGTCGGCGCCCAGCCAGAACACGGTGTTGTCCATCTTGGCGACCGAATAGGCCGCCGTGCAGCCAAGTTCGTTTGACGCGCCTTGGATACGTTGAAGGGGAAAATCGGCGGTGCCGGCGTCGTACCAAACCTCGGTGGAATTGGTGCCAAACAGCCAAATTTCGCGATTGCTGACTGTAAGAGATACAAGCCCGTCGGGCGAACCTTCAGCGCTGGCAAAGTCCAGCGGGTCAATGGCGGAACCGTCAAGCAGGCTTGTTACCCACACCTTTTGACTGTTGGGCTCGTTGAAAACAAAATACCCATCTAGGTATCCAACAGTGACCGCGCCGGGAAAATCAGGGTCTGCAATTTGCGCGAACACATTGGTGCTGGCGTTGTAAATGTAGCTTGGCCCATTGGCGGCCACGAACAATTGCGTACCATTGTCCGACATGGACACAGGGCCGGTGTTTGCTATCGTGCCCAGCGCCGTTGCAGTCCACGATGTCGTAATTTTGTAAAGGGTGTTGCCCGACACGGCGTACCCGAACCCGCCAAATTGCCACAGGCCGCGGATCGGCCCGGTGCCTATTGTGGCCAGAAGACGCAGACCTGGCGCCCGCTGAAGAAACGCCGGCGCCTTGCCGCCTTCCGGTACGAGTTCCGGAAAAAGGTTGACCATGCGGCTGTCCGCAGCGTTGACGCTGCGGGCCACATAAGTTGAGCCAAGGATCGGCGTTTTCATAAATTACGCCAGCACAGCGCCGCGAAGCGACACGGCCCACCAATCAGTGCCAAGGAACTGAAGAACACAAGCGTCGCCAATAGCATTGAACGTGATGGTGGTGCCCGCGCCGAGGTTGGTAGGCGTCAAAACGCCCGTGTCGCCGGCGGCGGCTTCGGCGACGTACACAACCACCTTGATCTGGCCTTCCACGCCGTCCGCCAACGTCAAAGCGTTGCCTGTAGCGGTCGAAGTAAATTTGGTGGTCAATTGCGTGATATTAACCGCGCCGGCGCCAGATAGTGCTTGCGCGCCGCCGACGATAGGGCCGCTAAAAGTTTGCGTTCCTGTAAACGTCTGCGCCGCGTCGGTGCGCGCGATTGTGGCGTTTGTGGTTGGGAACGTCATGGTTGTAGCGTCGGTCCCCGCCAACGTAAGGCTGTGGTTGACCGCAAAAGTTTTGCCTGAACCAAGCGTAAAAGTAGACGGCGCTCCCGATGCGGTAATAGTTACGTTGTTTATAGATGTCGCTAAAGCGGCGCCTAACGTTGGCGACACAAATGTAGGCGTTGTCAATGTGGGGCTGGCCGCCAACACCACGTTACCTGTGCCGGTGGCCGCCGTAGCCCCGGTTCCGCCGCGGGCTACCGAAAGCGTTCCTGTAGTGCCCGCAACAATCGGAATGCCGGTGGCGTTGGCAAAAAGATTTGTGAACGTGATCTTTTTGGTAATGCTGCTTTGCACCAACGGATAAACATCGGTCCCGGAAGTTGTGGTGGCTTCAGGAAGTTGTGATATGGCTACGGTGGTCATGATGTCACCTCAATAATTGCCGGCGAAGATGTTAAACCGCTGGCGGGTGCCAACGATGCTGTAGGGGAGCGCCATAATGTCGTCAGGGTTGTTAATGCGTTTCAGGTCGCGTTTAGACGCCATTGCGATGCGCTGGACCTGCGGAGAGGGTTCGATACCAAATTCGGGCGCGATTTCGCAAGCCAAGTTGTACCGGAAGCACCTCAGATAGCCAGGTGGAAACGCAAGATCAGTAGCCAACGTAGCGGGTTGCGTCAGCGGCTCAACCGACACAATGTGGAACTCCAGCACCTTGGTCGGCACCGGGTAGACGTACATTTCGATGTTAGGGTACGTCATGTTAATCCACAGCACTTGCGGGTATGTGCTGGTTACGGTCTTGACTGCAATACCGTTGTACTGCTGCTGATTGATCAACTTAAGACCGTAGGAAATACCGGACGCCGGGTCGCGGAAATAGGTGCTGTCCTCAACCAGAATAGGGCGGCTGCCAACAATATCGCCGGTGGGGCCAAAGGTGCGCGAAATCGTGCCGGGTGGCCAAGTCTCTACTTGGTCCTGCGTAGAAAACACGGCCAACCGTTCCGTGTTCCAACTGTCGATCATTTGGTTGAGGGCGTTAAGGGCGTCTTGCGAAGTTTCGGCGGAAGGCGTTTCGCCTTCTGCTAACACACCTAAAAGCCGGAGCGCCCCGTTGATCTGATCACCCGCCGTTGCCATCGCTGTCGTCCTCTTTGGTTACGCGGGGGCGGCGCCGTCGGACGGCCAGCCCATTGACAGGTTCATCGTCCGGCGCAGGGGCCGGCGCAGCGGGGTTATAGCGCATCCACCCGCACTCTTCATCATAAATTGCTTCGGCGTCCATAGTGGCCACCTTAGTACCGTGCTGGGGATGCGTCAGGTAGATAACAGCCATGGTTCACCTAAAAAGGGGCAGGCGGCCATTAGGCCGCCTGC